TAACAGCACTTAATGCATCTCCTGCAGCGGCTGCGTTAGGATCTATATTGATATGTACTGACTCTGCAATGCCATCAGGTAACACAGAAGGATTGACCGTTAGCGGGAATTTGTTATTGCCAAATAGAACATCGACAATTTGACCATAAGCAGCTAGTGTTTTTGTTTTAGTAACTTTTACAAATACACGAGACTTTTCTGTATCCGTAAATTTAACATCTGAACTGTATATACCACGATAGTTTCGATAAGCACGTAGCCACCGCGTTTCATCTGCTTTTCTAGCATCCTCTGCACGTTTAAATCTATCAGAAACAAAGCCTACTACACTTGAAGCTTCAATTAATGTGTCTTCTATGTCTGTTGCAGCTATTACTTCGTCTGTCTCAAACATAAGTTCGTCTTGTTCTGCCATATTTAGTATCCAAAGCTAGGGTCAGAGGCTTGAAAGCCTGAACGTTGAGTTGCGGGGTTATAATCCCATATAGAACTTCTGGGTCTTGTCATTACACCATAACGCAATGCGTCATATAAGTGATCCTCTGCGTTTGTATCTACATCTTCTGGGTTTCTTTTGTCCAGTGGGATAGATGGTAGTTGTGATATTGTATTTATACAAGTAGAGAAAAATACAAGTCGAGGCTCTTCTGTATGTTCATCAACCTGTAGGCGTCTATGTAATTCGTTTTTACCTGCTACACGAGATCCCCTAGATCTATCGGAAGGACGCCAACGACATCCCTTCATATTCATTTGTTCAGCCAATGACGGGCCAGTATCACCACGCTTGTGCCATAAAGAGCTATCCAGAACACCATATCTAATTGTGCCATCGTCAGACTCTGCCTCTAATATAAGATCAGCTAGATCAGTAGCTGTAACTTTAGAACAATATAACTCTCTATATACAACAAGCTGCTCACTGGGCGATACAGCAATCCAGACAACGCCTGTGTAGCTTCCGTAACCGTAGTCACAAGCTCTAAATCTAGTCCAAGATGCGGGAATGTCAAAAGGTTCAACGACATGTATGGCTCTGTTCCATTCGGGAAAGGCAGCACCTTCATTGACATCCCAATTCCCTTCTAGTAGTTGCTTACGTTGGTGTTCTGGTAGTGACAAGAGCATTGCTTCATAATCACCGCTTTCAGCTAGGTAGGGGTTGTCAAATAGACTAGCAGGTATAAACCTACGCTTAAATAGGGGCTGACCTTCTTTAGAGTGGCCTGCAGGAAACCTAATCTCTTCCCCTGTTTCTATGTTAGTAGCCCAAAAAGACTTATTGGATGGAGAGGGGTCAATAAACATCTTTTTAACCCATGCATGACCACTACCACCGGGGTTAGTAGTAGCTCTCATGTAAAGACCTAGCTCACTTGCGTGTGCAGATCTCAAGCGACTCCTCATATAATCCCAAGCGTAAGGGCTAGACCATTGAGTAAGTTCATCAAACCCAAGCCAATTAAACGCCTGTCCTTGATATCTGGTAACATCTGTATCCTTATCGAGGTAGGACATCCATAGTCTACCCCCTCTGGGAGAAATCCATTGAGACTTACGTTCAGACCATTTAATTCCCGGTACAGCACGAGGATATAGCTCCTGTGATTTTTGTATTAGTTCTCTTAACTCTTCTGTAGTGTGTCGTACAAGTAACCCACTGAAATTAGGATTGTTAAGACCATGTAGAGGATCTGCAAGCATCGCATATGACTTACCGCCACCCGCACTACCCCCATATAAAACTTCACGCTCAGATGCGCTTAAAAATTCTGTCTGGGGGCCGGAGTTTGGCTTAAACACCACCTCTTGTGCTACATCCACATCATACTCAGGGGCAATTACTTTTGCAGGAACAGTCTGAGGGGTGACAACTGCTTCAACTACCTCTTTTTTCACTACCTTCTGCGTATGCTCCGACCCCTTGCGTTTCGAGCTTTTCGATTTCCGCAAGGATCTCTTGGAGCCATTTGGCAAACTTGCGTTTAATTGTAGCTGCCTTTTTACGTCTTTGCTCAACTTCAATTCTCTTCTTTAAGCCCATGTGCGATATGTAGCGACCTGTTTCTTTACTCAACCATTGCGCTACCATTCGGTAACTATACTGCTTAAGATGTCTTTTTGCAAGCTCCAACGCTTCTAGTTCAGAAGATATTGGAATAAGTAGTTTATCATTCTGCGCATCTACCTCATAGCCAAAGGGTACTTTTTTTGTTACCCTGACTATAGGATGCCAGTCTTTAGCGTTATCTTTTGGTGGTTTAGGTAACTGCCAAAACCCCAAGTCTCTTCTATGTATTATTCGTTTGTACCTTCTTTTGGTGGTAGATAAAAGATACCCCCGCTACTAGAGGATACATCTACTTTGTCTACCTTACCAAGACCTGCACGATCTAGCAAGTCTTTTGCTGCAGACATCTTCTCTTTAATGCCTAGTTCTGTAGGGTCAATCATAGCATTTGCCATAGATACAGCAGCACGAGGTGCAATACGTGCAAAATATGTACGTGTCTTCTCTGCAATCTCATCTTTAAGCGTTTCTACAATAGCAGCAGTGCTAGACTCAGGGGCATACCCTGCCAGTTTCTTTGCAGTTACTACATCTCCACCAGCATCATCAAATAACACCTCTAGAAATACTCTTTGTTTTTCTGTTAAGTTTCTTGCCATTACTGTGTTCCTAACCATACAAGACCAACCATACTACCAGTTATAATAATAAACAAGACTAAACCTGCAATAACTTCTGTTATCTTACGTTTCATCTCGATTTTCTTGTGGTCATGTTCTTTCTTTTGTTTTCTGATGTCTGCCTCAATACGTAAAAGCTCTTCCCAATGAGATGGCCCATACATGACACAGATGTAGTCCTTCAACTCCTTACGCATAGAATCTGCCTTCTTCTTGGCAGCAAATATTTCCATCGCTTCTGCTTGAACTCCCCCACCAAGGGTTTTATACCAAGGTGGTTTGGAGTTCTGTCTTTCAGCAAAGTCCAAGTCACTGATAGCACCAGCCCATTGTGTTAGCTGACCACCCATGTCTTGTAGGTCTTTCCCAACTGCAATACCCTTCTTAAGAGTATTAAATGCAGTTGTAGCCAACCCGATTGCGGTTATCGGATCTATCAAAGTGAAGCCCCCCTCTCCTGAGTCCACTACCTGTTTGTCTGTCTATATCTCCAAAAGACATATGTGCTAAAACAGAGAGACTCAGAAGTACGGGAGTACTCTTACTTATCTTCACTGTTCGTTGCCGTATATACGATTGTATATCTCTCCTCGTGATATACCTATATCGTGTAGTTCTTTATTAGACATATTCTTTAAAACCCAGTAGTCTGCTCTGCGCTGCTGATGATTCTGAATACGTGTTAGTAAGTTCTTAAACATTGCACTATCTCCTTTTGCTGTGTGCGGAGATAGTTATACTTATATGTTAGCGCTATAGTAGGTATATAATGTGCATACCCGTTACCCTACAGGCACAAAGGTTTCTGTAGCTGTTATTATAGTATCTATATGCCCTGCGCCTGTAGGCGTAACTCTGATTTGATCTCCAGCCTGTAATACCAAATCAATTTCATTAAAGCTGATATAATCTCCTGCGTTAATAGACTTACCTTTAAGAAAGTGTGATGCATAAGTATCTGCGGATATATACCACTCAATTTCAACTGTATTAGTTGAACTACCACCATTTACTATGTGAATAAAAGTAATCTCAGATACACAATTAGGAGGACACGTATATACATTTTCTGCTGTTGTACCTGTATTGTGCCCATAAACAGACTTAATACGTGCTGGTTTACCCTGATTTACAAACGACATTACTTCTTCTTCTTTTTAGGGGTCATCGCTTTTTTAACTTTAGTAGTCCACGCTTCATTTTCTGGAGTACTTGGGTCATCCTTGATGTAATGACCTTTTTCGTTCCTTGCACGAACCACTTCAACTTCTGTAGTACATACTTTTTCAACAAACTCATCTTTGTACCAAACCACCCCATAAGCACCTTCTCCTGCTACAGCATTACCACTAGCAATACGAACTGAATCTGCTTCTACTACATACCCTGCTTTTTCAAGAGCATCTTTATTATCTGTAAATACACTCATTATGTCTTAATGCCTCGTGTACCCGCTTGTCCTGCAGGATTAGATGCACCACATAAGCCACCTTTGTTATACCCACGCTTTTTAGCCATGCCACCACCATAATACTTACCACAAGAGCATTTAGACTTATCGCCACCACACTTAGGGCAACCCGCCATTCCACCCTTTTTATAGCCCATACGTTTAGCTACAGCAGGTGCTTCCTTCTTTAGTGCTTTCATACCAGCGTTCATCTTTTTCATGTGTTTTTCCTCTTCCTACCAGAAGCTGTTGTTGACCATTTGACTTTCTTTGGGCCTGTCTTCTTAGCGGCCTCTCTTTTGCTTATCTTACTAGCTACAGCTTTAGGCCTACACGCAGGATAGCCACGCTTCTCACCAGAGGAACGACCACAGGGCTTACCTGTCTTAATGTCAGTCCACTCTTCACCAAACCATTTACCTAAACCACCAGCCATTACGTCTTCTTCACCTTGTTAGCTTTAGTGCCACTGTACTTACCACCAGCAGCTTTATAAGCTTTAGTTAGCCAAGCACTACCATAAGCGCTGGGCCATACCTTAAACTTCTTCTTAGCTTCAGCCTTCTTACGGGCATACAACTTCTTATCTGTGGGGGTAGGTGATTTGCTCATTTCTTTGTCTTCTTAACTACGCCACCTTTTTTCATACCAGCTTTTTTTAATAGCTTGTCAGAGCTTCCATAGTACTCTGCAAAAGGCTTTCCCTTGTTAAAAGCTTTTGTTTCTTTTAGTTGTCGAGCTTCTTCTTTAGCACCTTCTAATTTAGCAACCTTTGCTTCAAGAGCATTTACTTTTTTAGAGTTCCAAACGGTTTTAGCTGCAGCCCCTGTAGCCCTGAGTCCTTCAATAACATTGCTTACAGGGCCTTCTTTTACTATCTTACGTTTGTGAACAGGTGCTAAATTTGATATACGCTTTCGTAGCTGTTTTACTTTTTGATCAGCGCGAGATGATTCTGTTTTAGGCATCATAAATTCCTGTCTATGCTATTATAAAGTCCACTATCTGTCCGTCTGGCATACGGAGTTTATTAGGGTCAGGGTGATAGGCGTACATCTGATCGGTAAGCTTAAGGTCTTCTACAGGTGTATCAGGAGTTACTTTAGTGTGCTCCTTCCTATCTGTTACTTTCTCTACAGGTTCACCTACACCATTCTCAAAAACTATATTAACATGCGTATTAAAAGGCATACTAGGCAGAGGCATGTGAGATATAAGTGACTCACCACTCATGCTAACACTTCCAACGCTTACGTGCCTGCCTCAAACGTGAGTTAGGGTCTTTAGCTGCCTCTGGGAACTTCTTCATCTGCCCAGCGCTTCTAGCACAGTAAGACTTACGCCGCTTTGCAGCCTTACTACCCTTCTTGACTTCCCCTGTCACAGCACCC